CCCGTACAATGCTATTGCGTTCTCTGGTCCGATTGCTGTCTTTGTCAGCGTTTTCCTTATCTATCCTCTCGGGCAATCTAGTTGGTTCTTTGCCCCCTCGTTTGGCGTCGCGGCGATCTTCCGTTTCCTCTTGTTCCTCCAAGGTTTCCATAACTGGACACTCAACCCCTTCCACATGATGGGTGTTGCAGGTATCTTGGGAGGAGCCTTGCTTTCTGCAATTCATGGTGTTACAGTAGAGAATACCTTGTATGAAGATGGTGAGCAAGCAAATACTTTCAAGGCATTCGACTCTACCCAAGAGGAAGAGACTTATTCGATGGTTACGGCGAATAGATTTTGGTCCCAGATCTTCGGCATCGCTTTTAGTAACAAGAGGTGGCTTCATTTCTTTATGCTCTTTGTTCCTGTTATGGGTCTTTGGACCTCATCCATTGGTATTATCGGTCTTGCTCTTAACCTTCGTGCTTATGATTTCGTGAGTCAGGAGATTAGAGCGGCTGAAGACCCGGAATTTGAGACCTTTTATACAAAAAATATCTTGCTCAACGAAGGACTGAGAACCTGGATGGCACCAGTAGACCAACCACATGAGCGATTTGTGCTGCCAGAAGAAGTATTACCACGAGGCAATGCTTTGTGATAAAAATACATTCCCCAGTGGAAATGCCAGAGACCTTCGGGTCTCTTTTTTTATGTGGACTGCACTCTAACCTTTAATAAGGATTTCTCTTATTAAAGGAAACCCACTAAACTTTTAATAAGACCACTTCCTAAACTGTCACAGCACTCCTTGCACGGGGTGCTTTTATCAAGGTTGATTGTAATTCAAATCTATGTTATAATGAGAGGGTTAACACCCTCTTTTTTATGCTTGGGAATCTAGAACCAGAAGAAAGGATTATGGCTAAACCAACTATAATTGAACAAGTTGCTTCTCTGATTGAAACATTTGGGTGGGAAGATGGTGATGAGATTTCTGTTGAAATGGCAGGAACTCAAGTGTCTGGTATTGATGTTGGTGAAAACTACAATGCAAAGTGGCAATCTCCTATTGGCACTCGTAAGATCAATAAAGATGCATTCATTGTAATCAAGAATCAAAGTCGTAGAGACTTGACTAAATCACAACCTTTTCCCGAAGGTGAATTTAAACCACGTTACCCATACGAAAAGAAATGAACGGTTACTATTCTGTTTTTAATCCAAGAGGCGAAAAGATTGCTGATTGTGGACAAGAAAAAGATGCAGTAAATCTTATCTACTCAAGAAATAGACGATGGGATGGACATTACTATACATTTAATCCACTTCCAGGAGATATTATTGATGTTTCCAACAATCAACTGCCACCCAATCAAAAATATGTTGGGTGGGTAGATGTGACAGAAAAAGAGTTTGATGAACAGTTTATTGCGGTTGGTGGACAAAAGATTCCTACTCAACAAAAACTGCAACCTTCAGACTTAAAAGCATTCAACTCCTAAATAAATTTCAAAACTATGTACACGATTTACACAAGAGATGGCTGCCCTTATTGCAGCAAAGTCGAACAAGTTCTCCAACTAGCAGAACTCAAGTATGTCGTTAACAAATTGGGACGCGACTTTGACCGAACAGAATTCTATGAAAAGTTTGGCCAAGGATCTACTTTCCCTAGAGTTGTTAAAGACGGTGAACTTATTGGCGGATGTACTGAAACAGTTAAGTATCTAAGAGAACAAAAATTAGTCTAATGGAACAAAACCTCATCGACATCTATGATTTGATTGAACATGCAATTGACAATGCTTTTCAAGGACAATTAAACTTAAAGTTTTATGATTATTTGAAGAGTAGTAAAGTTAAAAAGTCTGAAATAGATGCTTTTATTGACAGTACTACTGTAACTGAAATTGATAGTCTTCTTTTAGATCTTGATGAGTATATTAAAGGTGGATCTGATGATGAGCACAAACAACTGCGAGAAGGTTATGGACATATTCCAAAACCGCAGGCAAGAAAAATTAGAAACTACTTAGAAAGTTTCTTAGATGATGCACGGAGGTATAGTGATGACAGAAAACCTGGACGAAGGAGAAAGGGAACTAAATAAGTCAGAACCTCGTAACATTAATCGAGGTGTAGAATTGCTACTAAGGAATAGGAGGAGGTTACCAGAGAAGCCCAAAACTTTCCAAGTAAAGTTTGGTAAAATGGTCTCTCTTTTCCGACGAGAGATTGTATTTCATCTAAACTTTTATTTGGACATTAGAAAAAAATAAGTCTGGAGTAAAAGGATGTTAGCAGTAACTCTCACCATTGGAACATTGGTTTCCATTATGTTCTTTTTTGTTGGAGGTGTGGTAGGATGGCTTGCAAAAGAGCATTTCTATCAAACACAACCAGTCTTTACACACCCAGAGATGTTCGATGAAAATGGGAATATTCTTCCCGATGAAATTTTAGCAGTACGATTTGAAAACGATTATGACTACGACGAAGAAGAAGACAACAACAACGAAGGTTAAAACACCTACAAAAATTGTTGATCTTCCCCCTAATCCTTTTGTGTATGAGGTACTTGAACTTGCATCAAAACAGCGTTCTGCTGCAAAGAAAGTTGAAGTATTGAAAAAATACGAGCACGATTCTTTGAAGAGTATCTTCATCTTCAATTTTGATGAGACTGTGATTAGTCTTCTTCCTCCAGGTGAAGTTCCTTACGGTGATGCGGAAGATCAATCAGTATATTCTGGAACTCTCTCACAAAACATTGCTGCGGAAGCTAGGGGTGGTGAGTCTGCCACAGGACAAGATATGGATGGACGAGGCAAGACTTCTCTCCGTCGTGAGTGGCAGAATCTCTACCACTTTGTAAAGGGTGGTAATGATTCTCTCAATAACATCCGCAGAGAGATGATGTTTATTAATCTTCTTCGTGGTCTTCATCCACTGGAAGCAGAGGTTCTTATTCTTATTAAGGACAGAGCACTAGAAACGAAATATAAAATCACTCACCAGAATGTGAAAGATGCATATCCTGATATCCAATGGGGAGGTCGCTCATGACAGTAGTTGCACAAGAACAGGAAACACAAATGGCAGAATTTGGCACAGGTAAACAACAAATTAATCCCTCAGATTATAGTTGTCAAATTCTTTTAGAAAAAACTACTCTCGACGCAGCCAACGACAAATCATTCCCCAATGATGCCAGACTCATCTGGTATATTGTTGATGGTGTAGAGTATATTGATTTGACTAGGTGTAAAAAGACTGTCAATTTATTTGACATGTATTATGATAAGTATGGCCCTGGTGCAGTTCAGAAAATTGGTTTTGGATATGGGACAGTAAACCCCAAACTGTGGGGATATAAAAAACCTGATGACAAGAAAAAGAAATGAGTGGAGAATTTAGAGGTTTCTCTGATGATAAAGATGGTAATGTTAGATTTACCATCAATGCAGATGAAATTGACAATATCATCAAGAGTTATAAAAAGTTGAAGAAGTATAAAAAATCTTCAATATATCAAATTGAAAAACTTTCGGGCAATCAAACCAAAATTGATAAACTAGTTGATGAATATGGTATTGATTCTGAAGCAATAGAATAAATACAACAGTTGACTTATTGAAATTTTGTCTTTAATATGCTATGAACTACAAACCTTACTCACAGGAATGGCACAGGTACAGATACCTCAAAGAAGCGGTTGATAAGTACCTTGATGATCGTGTTAATCCTAGTATTATTATAGATGATATTCGTGATGTGCTTCATTTGCGTTCTGAAGCAGCGTATCAGGAGTTTAGTAGAATCAATCAACTAGAACATTATCTGTCGGACAATTAATATGCTATCTACTCAATACAGACTCCGACTGGAGTTTATTTGTAAGAAGATTGCAAATAAGGAGGAAGTAAAACTAGAAGATATGATCTGGGCAGAAAAACTTGCCAAGTCACATACTCTTGCTAGGGATTGGCTACAGAAAGCAAGACGTCATGCTTCTCAAGATATTCAAGAAGGTAGTATGGATGATTTTATGAATAGGATGGGATTAGGTGACCCCGACCCATCCAATCATAGAACGGGGTTCGGTTCTGCTGATGAAATAGTAGACTGGTTCAAACAAGATAAACCTGATGATTGGCGTCAGAGGGATTGATGATGGAGTATGATTATCAAGTCATCGGTAGTGATGGAAAACTTCATAACTACATATGGGACGATAAGCAATCAAAAATGGTTGAAGGTAAAAGAGAAAAGAGTGTTCCCTGGTGGAGACTTCATCGTATTGCAGAAGAATTGGGTGGTGAACTAAAAAGT